GCAGGATCTCCGGGTCGATGACCACGAGGCCCTCCACATCCACGCTCCAGCTGATATCTCCTGGGTACTTCTCCTTGCCGTTGGTATCCTTGGTGCGTATATCCTTCACCTCCAGATCCACTTTCAGGGAGTGGTTGGTGGCATGGAGCGTAGGCTTGCCATCCACGGTGACAACGATGTCCTCACCTTGGATGATCTGTTTATTTCCAACTTGTTCTGACATGGTATTATTGAATTTTGAATGTTAATGTCCAACTGTGTAAATCGTAGTCCGGGTAATAATCCGAAGAGGAGCTCCGGTGGCGGCACACCTTTCCGTCCACCACAAGGCCCTCGATGGCTCCTCGCACCTTTCGCTTGAGCAGCTCGGCCCCTGCCACCCGGTTATCGTAGACCTCCACCTCAAAGAGGGTGTCATAGCCTGCGATGCCGTCCTTGGTGCGCACCGGGGATTCTTCCGGGGTGCTATAGGTTGCGAAGGGAGCCACCGTCTTCTCATCCACTGCACCGCACTGGATCTTGCCTTCAAGCTCCGGTGCTGCAGTCTGGATGACTTCGATTAGGGCTGTTTTAAAGTCGCTCACTTCTTTACGGGTTTAAAGTTCTTGTTCACAAACTTCTCTACGGAATCGGCCAGCTCGTCTCCGAAGCCGTCCACCACCGTTTGGTAACTCTCCTTATAGGCCTCCTCGATATAGGGCCGGGGCTTGAGCCCCCGGACGTGCCGGGCAAAGACCTTGTCCCCATTGGGGAGGGTGAAGACCAGCACGCCACCTTTCTTCTTTGGCCAGCGGGGATCCCGCGTTCCCTCATGCACGAACTTGCCGTAGTATTCGTTGACGGCCTTTTTCTTCTTGCTTCGAGAGAAAACGTGCTTCACCGCCACATCCACCTCGGTCTTGGGCGCAGACTTGTCCCGGTATGAGACCACTTTGAGCTGCTTTTTAAGCGTTCCGGATTTCACCGGGACTCGGCTTTGGGCTCCCTTGACAAAAGGCTTTGAAGATTTCTTGAGGGCCGAGCGCAGCATTCTCTTCTGCATGTTGTTCGGCAGCTCATCGAGGATCTCCTTGGCCTCCTGGTATCCGTTAACCTTCAGTGTCAACATTGCCGCTTAGGTCTTTTGCATCGGTCTTGACGGTACGGATATGGAGCCGCCAATACCGCCCCTCTTCCTGCGTTCCTACGATTTTCCGAAGGTCATCTCCGTCCTTGATGTACATTCCCGGCAGGATGTGGCTCCGCCAGCGGATGGTGTAAATCACCTCGTTCTCGTGGACAATACGGGATGCGTACATGTTCTCCCGGCCTCCGAACTCCGTGCGCTGGGCATACGCCTCGGCCACGAAATCCAGACGCTTGGTGCGGTCGTTGTACTCGTCCCGGATCTCCAGAAAGGCATGTATTTCAATGCGGTGATCAAACATCTTCGGGCAGTTTTATGATTCGAACTCGGACATTGGAAGGCAGAGGTTCTTCCCCCTCTCCCTCCCCGTAAGGATGGATCCTCCAAGGCTGGAGGAGTTTTTCCGCAGTCATAGGGATCTGTGCCACGGAGCGACCGATAACGGTATCGGCCTCGTTGTCAAAAAGAGTCCCCAATATCAGAAGAAGAGCGGCCTTGATTGCCGGAGGGAGGTCTTCCGAGGTGAACTCATCGCAGAGTTTCCGATTGGTGTAATCGTCCGCAATGCCGATGGCCATCTCAAGATAGTCCGCCACGAGCGAGTCGAGCGAAGTATCATCTCCCAGACGGAGGTGTGCGTGTGCCGTTTCAAGTGATATCAGGGACTGAGACATAGATATTGAGAGAAGATTGAGGTTTAGGAGGCGTGGACGAGTTTCACCACCGGGTGCGTTCCGGCATCGATGAGAGTACCGTCAACGCGGGCGAATCCGAAGAGGCCGATGGAGAGATACTCCGCCAGCAGCTCGTTCAGACGGATCACGCGGAAGCCCTTCACCAGACGGATCTTGTACTTCGACAGATCACCGAAGAGCACGGAGGCGTTCCCGGCTCCGATATCGGCCACATCATCGTTGATGACATAGCCCTTGCCGAAGATCGTACCCGGCTGGCCAACGCGGGCATTCTCCTGCCAGATGTACTGGCCGTGGGTGTCCTTGATCTTCGCAAGAGCCCAGAGGGTCTTGTGGTTGAACATGAACTTGCCCGTCTTTGCATAGGCAGAATCCACCCCGGCAATCAGGTCGATGATGTTGTCGAGGGTGATAGCCCCGGCAGCAGCACCATTCTCGATGGCGGTGGCCGCAGTGACGATACCCCTGGGCTGGCCAGTGCCGGATCCGGTGGTGAGGTGCTCATTGACACCACGACCGAAGGACTCGGACAGCAGCTGGCTGAGGAGCGCGTCCAGATCGAATGCGCTGTCCTGCAGGAGTTCCAGCGATACCGGGATGATCGGGGTGCGGTAAGTGAATGCCTTGAGCGTCACGCTGCCGAAGGTCGGAGTGCGCTTGGTGCTCTGGTCATATTCCGCAACGATGGTCGCCTTGGCAGCGGTGTCGTTGACGGTCGGGAAGGTCAGGTCGCCACCCTTGCTGGTAGTGATGATCTGTCCGGCTTCGAACATGCCGCCATAGGACTTGAGGGCGATCTCGATGCTGGATGCGAGATCCGTAGGAATCAGCACGCCAGCCGACAGGCCGGAGATGCTGTCACGCTTTTCGATGAGCGAGCGAGTCTCCGGAGAGATACCCTGCGCACCGTTGAGAAGGTAGTCGGCAAAGGCCCTGCGGTATTCCGGAGTATCCTTGCCTGCGGCAGCACCAGCTGCTCCGCCATTGTTCTGGCGGTAGGCTTCTTCGGCCTGCCTGCGCTGGATGTCGAGGAACTTCTCCTCCGCAGCGACAGCCTTGTCCGCCTTCTCATAGTCAGCGAAGAGGGTGTCCCAACGCTGCTGCTCCTCTGCGGTCATCTCGCGACCGTCAGTTTCCTTGCGAAGGGAGTCGATCTGTGCGTACAGACCAGCCCTCTTCTCTTTGAGTTCTTTTAACTTCTTGGACATAAGACTTAAGTTTTATGGATTAATGGTTGAGTTTCAATACGGCCACGGCCCGGTCGCGGGAGGTGGTGTCCACCTTGGAAGGGGTCATCGCATCGCGCTTCCGCTGCTCCAGATGTGCACGGACAGCCGCCTCGGTGTCCTTGTAGGCAGGGTAAGTCACCAACGACACATCATAGAGTCTGGCGATGGACTTCACCGTCCGCTCATCATATTCGAGTTTGTTCTTCTCGTCCGCATACCGCCATTCATCGGTTTCCACCACAAACTTGAAGGAGCACTTGGAGATGTCGCCCCTCCGGACGAGCTCCAACATGTCATTGCCGAGGGTGGTGTCCGGGGCATCGAACTCGAAACGGAGTCCAACCTCGTCCACGGTGAGTTTGAGCGTGCCGGAGGTGGTGCGGGCCAGTACACCGGAGATGTCGTGATTGAATACCATAATCACGTCGCTCATGTCGGTCTTTTCGAAGGCCCCACGAGCGATCTTCTCGACAAACCAGCCGTAGATGGGCTCGCTCCAAGTCTCAAACTTGGAAGCATATCCGATGATGGTACGGCTCTGTTTGCCATCTTCAGCTTGGCGTATCTGGAGGCCGGATACAATGCTCCTTACCTCGATTTCCGGGGTGCTATTCTTCTTTTCCATTGGCGGGTTGAGTTTTGGGAGGTGTGACGAGCGCATTTTTAACCGTCTGCATGTTCATCTGCACGAAGTAGGTATCGCCACCCTCGTAAGAGTTCATATCTTCGAGGGAGCGGATCTCGTTGGCGGAGAGGGCTCCCACAATGTTCATGTTCTTGTAGTATTCTGAGCGGGTCTTGGCATCTCCCCGGAGCAGACCATTGAGCCCGAAGAGGAAATAAAACTCTCCGAATTCATCCTCGCGGAGGAGCTTGCGATTGAATTCCTCTTCCAGACGCACCAGATACGGCATGAGGCAGTACTGCACGAACTCCATTCCTTGGTGCTCGATGTTGTTGTTGGTAGCCCGCTCCAGATCTGCAATCATGTGCGGAGGCACTCCGAATATGGTGGCCACTTCGGTTTTCTGGAACTTCCGGGTAGCGATGAACTGCGCATCTTCCGGAGGGATGCTGATTCGCTCATAGGTCATGCCGCCCTCCAGCAGCAGCGGGGTGTGCGCATTATGCAGGCCAACCGACTGCTCAATGAGGTCTTTCTTGAGTCGCTTGTAGGACTCCGGTTTGAGGGTGCTGGGGTACTTGAATACCCCGGACATATTGCCACCTTGGGTGAAGAACTTCTCCCCGTAATCCTGCGCGGATTGGGTCAGAGAGAGGTTTTCCCGATGTACTTGAATGGGCGATTTCCCCTTGTAGCCATTGGTGGAGAGGCCCTTGAGGTGGATGATATCGTAGGCCGGGACGAGTTCCCCGGTGCTCAGTCGGTAGAAAAGTTCATCGTCCGGAGTGAGAATGGGCTCGCAGTCATATGGATGCAAGATCTGCAGGCGCACCGGACGGAAAAGTCGGTCACGGTGGATCCGGGCATAGCCATTCCCCCAGAGGGTGCAGCCCATCATAAGGTGCTGCAACAGACCGAAGCGATTGAGGTAGTCGTTGGGTTTTGAGAGGATACTGGCGCAGGGGTGTGAATTGGCCTGTTCGCGGCCGGAGCTGGTTTTGTGGAAGAGATGAATCGGAAGGGTGCCCACCGTCTCCGACAGGATCCGGACGCATGCCCAGACTGCAGAGATGGCGAGCGAGCCTTCCGGGGTGATAACCTTCGTCTTTGAGGCATCTGCTACGGTGTCAGAGAGAAGCACTTGATTCACAGCGTGCTCGAACTCGCTGGAACTTATGCGCTTCTCTCCTTTCAAGAAAGAGGCAAGAGATGAAAGCAGACTTGACACCGTTGGCTTACACTAAAACTAATAACCGAGAGCAAAGCTAATCGGTGAGGCCCGCTTTCAAGTGAGACATTGTCGCACTAATGAAAAAAGTGCTAACTTTGTAAAAACTAATAAATCCCTCTTATGAAAAAGATATTCGCAGCCTCTTTAATTCTTTCATTGGCTATTGCATGCGCTCCCTCTCCGCAGGAGAAAGCTGAAGCATTAGTCAAAGAAGCCGTTCAAAAGTCATTATATATTCCGGATTCTTATGAAGCCGTGGATACGCAGCTCGATAGCGCGTTTACTCCGTATCACGATCCGGCTTTCGTTGCCACCGTTCTTGATATGTGCAAGAAAGGTGTTGAGATGGATGAGCTTGAGTCAAAAATGAAGAGTGCCAAGTCCTCCATGTCGATCTGGAGCGGCCCTTATATGACTTCTTTTGGCCGAAATCAGTATAATGAAGCCAAGGAAGAATATGAAGAAGCTAAAGAGAAATACGATGCATTGACAGCTAAGATTCAAAAAATGGCAGAAGGGCTTCGCGCTCAAATCGAAAAAGAGCCAGAGTTTATTGGATGTCGTGTTCATCATCGTTATCGCGCAAAAAACAATGCGGGGAATGTTCTCATGGGAGAAGCCTATTTTTTACTCGATAAGGATTTGACTCAAATCATTGCTCAATGGGACGGAGAGGAGATAGAAGTGTATAACGCTTTTTTACAGCAAGCGTCTGAAGCTGCAGAGGCAAATCAATAATGAGATCAACGCTCACTCCGGTGAGCGTTTTTTGTTTTCCAGCGCAGGTATCCCCTGCGGAAGGAGTCGTATTCGGAATACATCCGCGATCCGGTAATCCGCTCATGCTGCTCTTCCAGCATCTCGTAGGCTTCCTCATAGGTCGGATAGAGCATCCGGATCTCCAGAAATAGATCCAGAAAGCCCTCGGCCGAGAGGAGCTTCCGGGCTTGCGGGCACAGCGGAGCGATGCCGCCAAGCTCCGCCTCATATCGATGCCGGGCAGCATGCTGCGCATCGGAAAGTATGCGCCTTGCCATCAGTCGTTAAGCGACAGCATACCCCGCTTGTCGTAGGGATTATCATCATCGTCCGCCTGCTTTGTCATCCACTCGCCAAGGGCCATGATGGACGCAACAATTCCGTCAATCTTCTGGACGGACTTCTCCTTGTCCGGTTTGATGTTCCCGGCCGGATCCGTCTTGACCACCGTGCTGGCAAGCATCCAGCGCAGCACCGGATTGCCGAAGTGTTCAATCTTCTCGGTGAGCACCAGCTTCTCGAACTCCTTTGTGGGTGCTCCCATCGAGCCGTAGCCCTGCCCGAAAGGATTGCACTCCATTCCCTCGTTCTGGAGGTCGATAATCGTCTGACTGGAGTTCCAGCGGTCATAAGCCGTGGACTGCAGATCGTATTCCTCGATGATGAGAAGGATATCGGCCTTGACGAAATCGTAGTCTACCACATTGCCGGGAGTCACTTTTACATACCCGGCCTTGACCCAGAGGTCATAGTTGATGTTCTCCTTTTTGATTTTCTCCAGCATCTTCTCCTCCGGAATCCAGAAGAACGGCAGCAGCTGGAATCGGTCGGCCTCATGAAAGATGAGAACAAAGGCTGTGATGTCGGACACATTGGAGAGGTCGAGGCCACCCCAGCAGGTGCATCCTTTGAGGGACTCCGGATCGGTTTCGCCTACGCAACGCATCCAAGCATCGTCCAAAATCCATGTCTTTTCGGCATCCACCCAGAGGTTGACATTCTTCGTCATCACATTGCGCACGGCCTCTGGACGATTCTTGGCATCGGTCACCTGGTCGGCCAGATAGTCCACCGAAACGGACACACCAAGGTTGGGGTTGGACTTGATCCACATCTTGGGGTTGTCCCATTCCTCCTTGGAGTCGAGGGTATAGATGATGCCGAAGAGGGTGTCGTCCTTGTTGATGCCCCGCAGGATCTTGATGACATTCTCCCGATAGGCGTAGCAGGCTCCGTTCTTGTTGAATCCGGCAGTGGTGATTATGAACATCAGCGGTTGCCGCCTTGCACCAAAGGCCGACTTGATGACATCGAACATTCCGGAGTCCTTGTGGGCATGGAACTCATCGATGATTCCGCAGGAAGGGTTGAGACCATCGTGGGTACCATAGTCCGAAGACAGCGGTTTCATCATGCCGCCCTTCATCTCGTAGACGATGGAGTTGCGATAGGTATCCAGATAGTTTTTGAGGTCGGTATTCTTGACGATTTCCACCGCATCGGAGAAGCAGATCTTCGCCTGATCCTTGACAGTGGCCGCAGAATACACCTCCGGCCGGGCTTCGCCATCGGCAAAGAGCATGTACAGGCCGATGCCAGCGGAGAGTGCGGTCTTTCCATTCTTGCGAGCGATCTCCACATACACATAGCGGAAACGCCTCGTGCCATCGGCATTTTTCCAGCCGAAGATGTTCCAGAGGATGAAGTGCTGCCAAGGCTCCAATACAAACCGCTGCCCGGCCCATTCACCTTTGGTATGTTTGAGTCGCTCGATAAATCCAATGGCTCTGGTCGCTGCCTTCCGATCGAAGTACCAACCTTTATCCAGCGCATCCCGGAGGTCGTTGTAGTAACGCTTGACCGCCAGCTGCACCAGCTCGCAAGTGATGATGCGTCCCTTGATGACATCCTCTGCATATTGCTCTGCTTTTGATAGTTTGTCCATGCTATTGCTCATCTACAGTTTCAAAATCTGCGAAGTCGTCCTTCTTCTGGATCCCGGCAATCATGGCTGCGACCCTTGCTCTGCTGGCCGGGGAGATTCCGAACTCAGCCGCGAGGGTTTTCGCAGCGATGAGCGCGTTCTCCGCGATCTTCCGCTTGGGGTTGATCTGAGTGATGCTGCCGTTCTTGGTGGCGACCTTGACGGTGTACCCCTCCGTCTCCAGTTCCTTCATCATGTCTTTATAGAGTGCCATCTCTCGGCAGTATGCCAACAGCAGATCCAGATTCACCACATCCAGCAGGCCCTTGCTGGCCAGCTCCGTTCCCACAACTTGGTACAGCTTTTTGGCCGTACCCTTGAGGCCCTTCGCCTTTGGAAGTACGGCCGGGGCCAGCACCGGAACGGTAGCACCGTCCATCCGGCACGGCTGGTCTGTTCCCCGGAGCCGCTTAGTCTCATCCGATGTTTTTTTTCGTCCTTTTGCCATAGTTCATTATCTTTGTATCTCTGGATAGGCCTTGAGATGGACACAAAC